ACAAAATTTAAAGATATATTCTGTTCATCTTCTGTTCCTCTAGGGAATCCATCAAGACCGCTTATATTAGTTGGCTTGTTCATCCATTGTCCTTTGTGGTTGCATCATTTGTTGTTGTTGCATCTGTTGTGCCATCTCTACTATTGCTTTACGTTCTTCAAGATCTCTAAGGAGATAATCTGGAACGCCAAACTTCTTAGCTAAATACACTGCTGTTTCCTCTGAGTTAATCAAGACATTTACTAACTCAGGTCCAAACCTGACTCCAACAAGTTCGAGGAATCTATTTATTGAAGTAATATCTTGATTTGACTGTGCTTGCGAAAGTGGTGAAACAGAACGAACTTTAATCTGTCTACCATTGATTGTTGGTATATTGATACGTCCTTGTTTCTTTAATATGTATACAACACGCTGGAGAACTGGCTGTACCAACTCAGCTTGCAATCGACCGAATGCAGAACCAATACGTCTTGATAGATCTGCCATACGTTCTGCTATCTCTGTTGCACTGGCTGGTGTTCGATCTGGATTGCCAAGCATATCATTATACAATGCTCTCTTAATATTTAATCGCATATCTGAAAGAATAAGATTAGCTACATCAAATGATCCAGCCGCCTTAACTGGTTGTAGCCCAGCAGAGTTTGGTGCTTTAGGTATTACAGTTCCAGGCACAAGATTGATTGTATCAGGATTGATAACACCATCATCATCCATTTGATATACACCGGATATTGCCATCTGTGCATTTTCTAAAATTAATTCAATTGTAAGATTAGTTGTCTTGATTGCACTCAATGCATTTATAAGTGGGCCTCGACCATAGACCGCACCTGGATCTTTGCTCCAGCGAAAACATATAAATGGATTACTACCAGTTCCTTTATATTCTTCATACTTTAATAAACACTTTGTAGCGATATCAAATATTATACAAAAGAATGCATCTTCATTTGGTTTAGAATAATCACGACAAATAATCTCAAGAACTTTTGTTCGACCATCTGGATTAGATGTCATCTGACTTCCAAGACGAGGATTGATAGTTGCCTTTGGATATAAGATCTTTATATCAGAATACCGAATATCCCTTTCTCGATATACATGATCAATCCTATCGTCAGGACCAACATCCAATACAACATGAGGAAGAGGCAGAGCTGTAAAATTAACAGGATTAATAGCATCGCCCTCCTCGACATGAAGAACACCAGTGCCAAGTGCAAGATCCATAAAAGATTCATGGACTTCCTGACCAAAGTTTGAGTTCTGTATAACTTCAAAAACATACTCAGTTACTTCTTCAAGTTCATTATTTACGGAATCGCGTGAGTCTTTAGGCACCTCACTACCAGCAGTAAAGTCAGCCCAACGAGCAAAGTTAGGAACAAGACCAGCTTGTAATCGCGACGCAAACTCCTGTACTCCAACAACAGCAGTCTCATCAAAGATTTTATCATCTCTTCTTTCACCTATAGATTGTGTAGCGAAGGTTTGACGCATAGGTAAAGCGTATTCATAGCACTCATCAAATAAACTTTCCCAACGCTGTCTAACTGATTTAGCTCTTTCATACTTTTTTAAGAATGAATTTATAAGCTCTTCATCACCATGCATTAGCCGTACATACCCCCACCACTAAGTGGGCTTCTAAAACCAACACCACCACGATTTGAAGTATATAATGCTCTACGACCTCTACTGCCTCTCATCACTCTTTGACCAGCTTTTGCACCAGTTTCGTATGTAAGTGATGTTTTTATAGGAGATTCTTGAGCTATCGTCTTTTCTTTTTCTTCTTGCCTACGCTCGATAGTTCTTTTCTTTTCTTCTTCTTCTTTTGATTTTTGTTCTGCTGTAACTACTGGACTTGTTTTCTCAGGTTCACTTCTACCACCACCACCAAAGCACATATCTATTCTCCTTATAGTCTGCTCCAAAAACTGGATCTGTTTCTATTATTAGGCGATCTTTTAAAAATATCAAAGCCTTTTCTTGCATTGAACGCTTTGACTGGTTTCTGACCAGCTATCAAACTACGACCCTCACCAGCACCAAGCATCATATATTGCAAGGCATCATGGATGTGAGAGTACATATTTTTCTCAGGTTTATCATCATATCGTTCTCCTGATACTTGCATACGTCTATAGCAGTAGCCACCTTGAAAACCTTTTACTAATGTTTGACATCTTCTATCAATTAAGAATGCTGGCAGTCCTTCAGACATTTTAGTAAGTTGAGAAGCAACAGCTTCAAGTCGTAGGTCTACACTATTACTAGGAGCTGGCACAGCTTTTAATCCAGCACCTCTAAGTATTTGAAAAGGAGTTGATTCATCTGTTTGCGCTCGAAAGTCACCAGCTGGGTCGCCATATATATAGACATCAAGACCACTAAATCGTGTAGATATTTCTTGTCGGAGCAACTCAGCAAATCGTACAACACCCATATCAATAGCAACTATCTCAGCTTGCACCAGCCATCGACCTCGAACCTTTTGACCAAAAACAGCAGAAGGAGTAAGTCCAAAGTCAATACCAACATACAAAGGTATTCCAGCGGCAACTGGTATTTCTTCATCAGCTAGGTGAGTTTCAGTCACAAAGTCAGGATAGACTGGCTTGCCTTCCTGAATCAGTCCGAGTCTATTCATTACATAAACATCTATCCAGCTTTTGGTCTTACCTCTTATAAGATTGGGATAATATGTTCCAAGAATATTTTTTTTGTTCTCTGCGTCTTTATTCAGAGAATAAGAAGTAACTTCTTTTTTATCATTGAGTACTTCCTTCATTGCTGGTGGCTGGACAAAGAATCTCCAGTTATCTGGCTTCACTAACATGGTAGCTTGTTCTCGAGGAATGTGATCAGGTATTGGAACTTCACCTGACATTATAGCCCACCAATGATCTTCTTCTGGTGCGTTCGTATCACAGATAACACCAGACCAACTAGCACCACCCTCTCTCATACTTGGATATCTACCAACACGCATAGTACATGCATCGATAATACTTTTTGGTATTTCTCTTGCTTCGTTTACCCATATACCAGTAAGTTCGAGAGACAGAAGTTTCTTTACATCTTCTGGTCTATCTAACGCTAAGAAAATTACTTCTAGGTCTAGATCATTCACTTTTATGTGGTGAGTATAAGGAACTGACCACTTGAAGTTACCCCAGTCCGATTCTGGAAACCAGTCTAACCATGTCTTTATTGTTGTAGTTCTTAGCTGGGGATTGGTGTTTCGGATAACAGCCCATCGAGATTTCCGAACCCCATCATCATTTGGTTTCTGTTCTAATGCTCTTCGGAATACTTCGACACAGCATCCAACAGATTTACCAGAACCAACTGGGCCGCGTATACCACGAAAAAAACTATCATCTTTCATAAACCCTTTGAGAACATCCCCATCAGGTTTGTACTTAAACTCTGTCACCTTTATCTACACCAGTTCTAATCATTGCCTCTGCAACCTCAGGTCCAATATTTTCGATGACATTATCTAGCATTTT